TATCAGAACAGTCGGATTAAATTGTTATTTATTCGTTGTAATAGAAAGTAATATTGGCAAAATCAATTATAATCATCAAAGATATAAAAAGAAAACAAATTTAGAATACGTCTTTCATAATATGCGCCATATAACGCATAAATATCCAAGACATATACAATTTATATTTACTGGTGATAGAGATAAATCATTAGATATTATACCAAAACTGTTGTATTATGGTAAGTCATTATGGCAAGTAGACATTCAATATTTCTTAGACAATGAGTTGGGAAACAGGCAATCAAGTACCAAGGAAATCTCAGCTAATTTCCAATGAGGAATTAGATAAGATTTCTGGTTACATAGAAGAAAGAGAAGCGAAATTACTGTTCTATCATTTCTTACGCAATAATATAACTTTCTCTACAGATCTTATAACGGGTGTCAAATTATTCCCTTTTCAACACATGGCTATTAAAGGCATGTTAGAAAGTGATTATTTTCTTGGAGTTTGGTCTCGCGGTATGAGTAAATCTTATACCACTGGTATATATGCTGTACTAGATGCAATATTAAATCAAGGTGTTGAGACGGGTATATTATCTCGTTCGTTTCGTCAGTCTAAAATGATATTTAAAAAGATAGAAGATATTGCTGCCAAACCTGAAGCTTATCTTTTAAAACAATGTATTACAAAAGTATCTAAATCTAATGACGAATGGATAATGGAAATTGGCAAAAGTAGAATTCGCGCTTTGCCATTGGGTGATGGTGAAAAACTTCGTGGTTTTCGCTTTCATAGAATTATTATTGACGAGTTTTTACTCATGCCAGAAAGAATTTATAATGAAGTTATAGTACCATTCTTGTCTGTAGTTCAAAATCCTACTCAACGTGAAGAATTATATAATCTTGAAACACAACTTATTGCAAAAGGTGAAATGACTGAAGAAGACAGACATATTTGGCCTAATAATAAATTAATCGCTTTATCATCGGCATCATTTAAATTTGAGTATCTATATAAATTGTATGAACAATATGAGAACTTGATATTTAATCCTAAAAATAAAGAAAAGACAAAGCGTTGTATCATGCAGTTCTCATATGATTGTGCGCCCCTCCAACTATATGATCAAAACCTCATAAACCAAGCTAAAGCGACAATGAGTGAATCTCAATTTTTGCGTGAGTTCGGAGCGCAGTTTAGCGATGATAGTTCTGGATATTTTAAAATATCTAAAATGGCTCTATGTACTGTGCCTGATGGTGAATTACCATCGGTTGAAGTCTGTGGCGATCCTATGGCTGAATATATATTAGCGGTTGACCCTTCTTGGTCTGAAACAGAGTCATCTGATGACTTCGCTATTCAAGTTTTAAAGCTTGATAAAGAAAAACAGATCTCAACATTAGTCCATTCATATGCTCTTTCTGGATCATCATTAAAAGATCATATTAAATATTTTTTATATCTACTACAAAACTTCAATGTTGTTGCTATATGTATGGATTATAATGGTGGCGTTCAATTCATGAATTCTTGTAATGAAAGTGAACTATTTAAGGATGCTAAAATTAATTTAAAATCAATAACAACGGAATTTGAACGTCCAGAAGAATATGCTCAAAATCTTTATTCAGCAAAGACTGAATATAATGTATCTGATTATAAATATGTCTTCCTAAGAAAACCAACATCAAATTGGATACGTTTAGCTAATGAATTATTACAAGCAAATTTCGATCATCGACGTATATATTTTGGCAGCAGAGCTATTGATGATAATTTTAGAAGTCAAACTCGTAAACATATTGGAATTTCTAATTTAAAATTCTCTAATGCTTTAGATACAGAGAAAGAAAATGAAGAAGCTAAGATGATTGACTTTGTAGAACATTTATCAGACATGATTATGTTAACCAAAACAGAATGTGCTTTGATACAGATAACAACTTCTGCTCAAGGTATGCAAAATTTTGATCTTCCAGCTAATTTAAAACGTAAATCTGGTCCTGATAAACCAAGAAAAGATAGTTATTCTGCTTTAGTATTAGGTAATTGGTTATGTAAAATATTTATAGATATGAATAATACTCATGTAGATGATATTACTGAAACTTTTGAACCTATATTTATAGCATGAAAGTTTAAAAGTCACTTTCAAAGTAACAATGTGTAACTATTATTAACATGAGTCGCAAATATAATAAAAGGTCAGATTATTGGAGTAAATTTAATAAAGCTAATGAAGAACAAACTGCTCCTTTAGACGCTTTATTGAAAGATTATTCTGAACCATCTTTTTCAGGAGATCCTTTTTATGAACAATCTAAAGCTTCTTCTTATGAAAGAAACGGCGGCAGTTCAGGCGAATCAACAAATTTACGCAGAAATTTAGCTTATATTGGACCTAAAATTTATAAATATGGTAACATCAGAGAAGGTCTTTTGCCTTTCGAGTTTTCAATAAATGGTTACAATATTAGAGATGCTATTGAATTATGTCAGAAAGCTTATGCTAATGTTGCTATTTTTAGAAATGCAGTTGATATTATGTCTGAATTTGCTAATGCTGAGATATATTTAGAAGGTGGAAGTCAAAAAGCAAAAGACTTTTTTACTAAATGGATGAAGTATGTAAGACTTTGGAATGTAAAGGACCAATATTTTCGTGAATATTATCGCAGTGGCAATGTTTTCTTTTATAAAATAAATGCAAAGTTTGAAATAGATGATTTTCAAAAGATTCTTGAGACATATGCATCATACGATGGCGCATCATATAATACAGATATTAAATTATATAATTATCCAACACCATATGATGTTAAAAATTTGATTCCTGTTCAGTATATTCTTTTAAATCCTTTCTATTTAACCACTAATCATACCAGTTCTTGGAAGCAAGTTGTTTATCAAAAAATTCTTTCTGAATATGAATTAGAAAGACTTCAGAATCCCAAGAATGATCATGATAAACTAGTTTTTGAAAGTTTAGATGATGCTACTAAAGAAAAAATTAAATTAGGACAATGGGCTAGAGATGGTCTTAAGATTCAATTAAATCCTACAGATATCATTTATTCTTTTTATAAGAAACAAGATTACGAACCTTTTGCTGTGCCATTTGGCTTTGCTGTTCTTGATGATATCAATTTCAAGCTTGAAATGAAAAAGATCGATCAAGCTATTTGTCGTACAATTGAAAACGTTATTCTTTTAATAACAATGGGTACTGAACCTGCCAAAGGTGGTATCAATCATAAAAATATAAAAGCTATGCAAAGTCTTTTGAGTAACCAATCAGTTGGTCGTGTTCTTGTAGCTGATTATACAACAAAAGCTGAGTTTATTATTCCTGATATGAATAGAGTTCTTGGTTATGAAAAATATAAAGTAGTAAATGAAGATATTAAAGAAGGCTTGCAAAATATACTTATTGGTTCTGAAAAATTTGCAAATACTACAGTAAAAGCTCAAGTATTTTTTGAAAGATTGAAAGAAGCTAGAAAATCTTTCTTGAATGATTTCTTGCAACCAGAAATGGAATTAATATTTCGTAATTTAGGTTTTAAAGGTAAGTGTCCTATTGCTAAATTTGAAGAAGTTTCAATTAAAGATGAAACTCAATTCAATAGAGTTGTAACTCGTATGATGGAGTTGGGAATTCTTCCTCCAGAAGAAGGTCTTAAAGTCATTGAAACAGGTATTTATCCAACTCAAGAAGAGCTTGCTTCTGCTCAACAGAAATTTGTCGAAGAAAGAAAGAAAGGATATTATAATCCAATAGTTGGTGGTGTTCCAACTATCGCGCCTCCGTTACCTGAGATACCAAGTGGTGCTGCACCCATTAAGAAAACAAATACACCAAATGAAAGAGGTCGTCCACTTGGTTCAAAAGCTTCAGTTTATGCAAAAGATGCCATTGCTAAAGTAATGGACAAAACAAAAGATCTTTATTCTATTGTAGAAGCAGGGCTTAAAAAGAAATATTCAAAAAAGACATTAAATACAGACCAAAAGAAATTAGCCCAAGGTATTTCTGAAGCAATTATATTAGGTTGTGAATCTGATAAATGGAATTCTATTGCTGTTGATGTTCTTAATGATCCAAATAAATTAGATAAACTTTCTATTCTTTCTGAGATACAAAATACAGCAAGTGAACATGATTTGGATAGTTATGCTGCTGGTATTTTATATCACAGCACTAAATATTGTGTGTAAAATGTAATAATATGTTCTTATATAAAACAAAATTTGATAACATAGTAACGGCTTCACTTAACTTTGATAAAAATATTTTGCTATCTCAAGCTTCATTAGAGCCATTAAAAAGTATAATTCCATCTTCTGTCAATTTAGAAACAAATGTTGATTTAGTCGGCGCTGCATTTAATGCTGCCGTTGTAAATCGTTTTAATAAAAATGGTGATGGTATTGATACAAATACTGCAATTGCATTTAAGAAATATTTTATACATAAGCCAACAAATATAGAACATAAAAAGCAAAGAGTAGTTGGACATATCGTTAATTCTGCATTTTCTTCATATGGTGAAAATAAAATATTATCAGATGAAGATGTAAAAAATAGTTTAGATCCTTTTAATATAGCGTTGGCTGCTGTAGTTTATAAAACTGTAGATCGTGATTTTGCTGATGCTCTAATGGATTCGAATGATCCTGAGTCAGCTTTATATGAGAAAATAAGCGCAAGTTGGGAGATTGGTTTTAACGAATATTTTGTAGCAGTCGGCAGTACTGATTTAAAAAATGCTGAGATTATTACTAAAAAAGAACAAATAGATGAATTTAAGAAATATTTAAGAGGCTTTGATGGTTCTGGATTCATGAACGATGGAACGCCTGTTTATCGTTTAGTTACTGGTCGTATTTATCCTTTAGGTATTGGATTTACTACTAATCCTGCTGCTGATGTTCAAGGTGTTGTAATTGATGATGGAACATCTGCTGTTAATAATGAAAACGATGAAGAGAATGAAATGGAAACAGATGAAGCAGAGAGTTTTGAGGTAAACTCCATTGATTTACTTAGTATTAATAATAAAATATTTTCACAAACTATAAAAGACCCTGTAAATATAACCAAAACTAAAATTATGGATTTAGAACAAATATTATCCGCATTAAAGACTGTTCTTGCTGAAAAGCAAGAGTCTGTCAAGTTTAGTGAGGAAGCTGTTGCTTCAATTTCTGCAAAAATAGCTGAAAGCATTAAACTTAAGAATGACGAAATCAAGCTTGAAATGGAGAAGGCTGAAGTCGCTAAGGCTGAAGCAGTCGCCCAAGCTGAACAATTCAAGAAAGATCTTGAAGAGAACAATCAAAAACTAGCTGAGACTGCCGCTAAGTTGGCAGAGCTACAAAACGCTATTTCTGCTCAAGCCGCTCAAGAACTTTATAGTTCCAGAATGGCTAATTTGGATAGCGAATACGATTTAGATGATGTTGATCGTAAGTATCTAGCTAACGAAGTTTCTACAGTAGCTAATACAG